GCATCGAATACACCTTCAACAAGTGTAACTGGTTCATCCCAATCGATAAAACAATCAAACCCAATAACATCTTTACTCCATTTTGGATTTTTATATTTCAACATATCTTCTTCAAAGATAGAACGAGAGACAAAAAAGTTTAGGTTAAAGTTTTCATCGTAAGATGGGACTATTATCCTACCGGAATAATTACCATTAGGACAGTAACCAATCCCATAACGCAATATATCCGTTCTACCAATTCCTCTTGATTTCAAATAACCCAATGCTTGTTTCATTTGCATCTTTACTTGAATATCTTTTATCTTTGGAAACTCATATAATTTAATAAATTCTTTCGGTAAAACCAATTCTTCTTTTGTTTCGGTTTTATTTTTGATGTATAGGTTTTTTGTTTTTAGAATTTTGTTTAGGTCATCAAGGTATTGTTTACCGGCTTTTACTTTTTTGAAAAGGGAAACTATGCTTCTACCTTTAGCATTACTAACCCAACAATGCCATGGATTCTCACCGTTATTGTTTACGGTCAAATCTATTTCAAGTTTTGGTTTGTAATGACTGATGAATGGTGAGAAAAACGAATAATTGTTGCCAGACGTTTTTCTACCTTTACCGAGAACTTTCTCAACAAGAGATAATAAATCGTAGTTTATCATAACCACACTTTACGGAAAATAATACTTGTAACAAATATAAGAAAAATCTGTTACAATTACAAGCACTCTTTTAACCATTCCTCTGGTATTTCTTTCTTTGCCCAACGCCACCCTTTTTTATCACAGTATTGAGCATAGGTCGTTTTACTACCCTTGTATAGTTTAGCATTAGGATTTTGAAATACAAAACGAATGTCTATACCAGGATATTGTTCAAATATCAAATCAAATTTTAATCGGTCTGTCTTTACCCATCTACCCTTTGTTTCAACATACATTTTACCGCCAACTATTTTGTTTAGAACAAAATCTGGAGTGTAATTATGTTTAGTTTCCGGTTGTATGTAGGATATTTTTTCACTTTCGTAACTGAATGATTTGTTTTGTTCTTTCAACATATCATTTACATTATCTTCCAAACCACTACGGAACCCGTGTTTAATTGCAACTTGATTTCTACGCATTACAAATCAAACCTTACAATAAAATTCATATCCACATCATCTCTTTTTTCAACTGGATTGGCAAACTTAGCAACTGCAACTAATTCTCTTTTATCACTATACAAACCAATCGTTGTTACATATGGATTAAAGTTTGGATTAGTAGCATATGTATCAGTTAGCATAGAACCCATTTCTGGATTTGTATACAAACTTGGGTTTTGTGTAAAATTAAATTCATTTTTACGAAGTTTGCATATAACTTCATGTTCCCAATATGTAACAGTGCTTCTATATTTTAATAAAAATCCATTTTCATTATCATTGTAATCGTAATTACCAGTTTTTCCCAAAAATGTATTTTTATATTTTGGTCTTGGATCGGAAACACAAATTATTCCGTGACCGTAAAATACATTACCTATTCTTGCAGTTTGATATGCATAACCTTTTTCAAAACTATTATCATATAAGTTTGAAATTTCTGTTGAAGTTAGTGCCTTTCGATATACCCTTATTTCATCCAAATTACCAGTAAACTTACTCGATGTTGTTCCGTTCCCTGCAATATGAAACTTATGGTTGTTATCAACATTAGTTGTAATTATTTTATTTTGTGTATTTTCTAATACACCATCAACCCATATTTGATAGTTACTTCCTGTTTTCTGACATACAACATGGTGCCAAGTGTTTGCAGTCAAAGTTGATGATGTTACTTCCGAATATAGTAAATCCGAACCTTGTTTAAATGTTATAGATTTATTTATAGCAGATGTCTGATTATTTAGGTAAATATCAAATGGATATTTTTTTGAATTTGTTACCATTTCAACTAAATCACCAATATCAGTGGAGTCAGCTATGTTTGTTCTTAAACGAACATCTTCAATAGTTTTTTTATCAAATAAACTATTGTATGTGGTTGATGTATCCGTTTGATTTTCTGGAATTTTTAACCAAAAACTAAATGCAAAATTTTGTCCTCTGTGAAAATTGAATCTTTGAAATTCATTCACAGAAAGATATGTGCCATCAAAATATGCAGATGTTCCAGTATCTTCATCTGTATCTGATGTTTTTATTCCAGGTTGATAATCGATATATCTTTTATTTTGAATCTTTAATGTATTGTAAAACGGTGATTCATCAACGATATAATCGGTCTTGTAATTTTTTGATGTTCCATATTCTCGGTATTTATCATTAAATCCAACATAAATCAATTCATAATCACGATTTATTATTTTAGATTTATCAAATGAATTATCTATTAAATTACCAAAACCATCATCTGTTATTGTATAATTTAATGATGATGTTAGAGTGTCATATATTGATATTTCAACACTTTTCTTTTTTATACCCTCACCGAACATATCTCTTGGTATAACAAATATAGAACCACTCAAATAATGATTTGCAATTAAATTATCATCGGTTACGGTAGACGGAATTTTTTGAGTTGTTATTGGGGCATAATATCTATGATCCATATAATACCAAAGAACCTTTGGATCTAGACTTTGTGTTGTAAAAATTCTTTCATACAAAGATGATGATAAATTAGCAACTTGTCCAAAATATTTGTAATTTTCAGGAAAAAATGTTCTATACAATCCAAGTCTTGTTTTTCTATAATCAAATACATCATTTGGATTAGAACTCAATTGCCAGAGTTTGTTTGCTTGAAACTCTCTTACCGTATGTTCACCTGCTTTTAATTTTTTCCAAGCAAGACTTATACTATTTCCAAATTGAAAAGACATTAGTTCATCCTCACTCTTACTTGAAATATAGTTTCAACATTATTTTTTCTAAAAAGTGGTTTTTTTAATTTACCAATTGCAAGAAGTTCTCTATTATTATTGTATAATCCAATTGCAGTTATGTATGATCCACCTTGTCTTTGAAAATATCTATATTTTACATTTTCATTACTTTCAGATAGATATGTTGGATTGTTTGAATATATCATTTCACCTGGCATAACTCTACAAAAATGAGTTTCAACTATTTTCTTTTCCATTGAACGAGCAAAAAATGAACCAGTATTTTGTCTTATGCTACCATAAGGATTATATGATAACGGCGTTAATGATGAACTTATTGACAAAAATAATTTGTATGGATTGTTTCCATTACTGGATGTTACTGATGTGTCTAGGGAACAAGAGTTATCTAATACTGTTGCATCTAAAATTACAATGCCCTTATTTGGAAAAATAACACCCCAACCATCAGATTCAGGTTCATCGTATATCCCATCTTGTAAAGATCCAGATACTAAATAATAATAGTCTTTTACTTCTTCCGTTTCGGATACGTATTCATTACCATCTCTGCTATTATCTATCAATGTAAATAGTTTACTAGCAGTAGAAACTTGTTCAGATGTTAAACTCAATCCACTTCCTGTTAGAAACGGAGGATGTGCAGCCAGTGATATTTGAAAATTACCAGGATCTAATCTATCCTTAAATGAATCTCTACCAAATTGTAATATGTAGAAATGATCACCATTTTTATTGTTTTTAAATTCAAATTTTCCATTTGTTTTTTCAAAACATTCCAACATATATTTTCTATACATCGTTTTTGATGGTAAATATTCCGTTTCATAATCACCGTCTATTTCAATATAAGATGAACCAGAACCAGATATATGTGCATATGAAATATCAAATTCATGGTAAGAATCAACAGATGATTCCAATTTATTGTATATCGGTAGATAATAATTTGAATGATTTGATGTAGTTGAACCGGTGTGTATTCTATAAATTCTTTCGTCTTTATTACAACTAAACAAACCGAGGGTGTGGTAAGTTGTTATTGGTATAGACTTAACAAAATCTTGATATTCTTTATCATCATCTAATAGACTTTTAAAAATGTATGTATTACTTTCTGGTGCAGGTGAGTTATCTATAAATGTAACTATTGGCTGACTCATTGCATCGGCAATAGAATAAGTATACGTTGGTTTTATACCGTCACTGGCTGCTATATGAGTATTATTATCAAATTGAAATTTAACATAATCTCTTATTAACTGTAAAAGATACCTATTTGTCAGTAACGAATTTAACATAATTTATTTTATTCCGATGTAATATCATTTTCAAATTCAATGTATGTATAGTCTAAGGGTGTTTCATCTGTTATGTATCCATTGATTATAGACATCAATTTTACTTCTAAATTATCCAAATCAATAATATTATTTTCTATTAATTCAATATATTCCGAATAACCCAAAATTGCAGAACCATCACTATCACCCGGTAATATTAAAAATTTATTATTTTTATACATTATGTCAAAAATTCGCATAGCATCCAAAGCAGCTTGTTTTTTTATTTCTTGTATAGTTAATAATTTATATGGTGTAATTTCTTCAAAATCATCCAAAGCAGAATAATATTCACCACCTTCTTCCTTTACATCTGGAAGAGGATTTATTACATAATTACCTAGTGCATATTGTATTCATCCATTACCAATTCAACCTTATCTTAATCAAGACATCATTTTCAAGACTTTTTTGTATTGGTCTACTTAATTTTGCAATTGCAAGTAATTCTCTTTTTGGATTATACAAACCAATTGATGTTACATATGTAACAGAATTTTGCACAAAACAATCATACTTTAAAGCACCAATTCTAGTTGTATCTTCTGTTACAAATGTTGGATTTGTACTATAATTTGCATGTCTAGATGGTATTCTTATGAAGTAATGATTTGTTGTTTTTTCTCTAACATTTCTTGCCTTCATTGGATAACCAACAACCGCAGCACCACTAATTGATGTGTGTAATTTATATGCATTATCACCTGCAATATTACTTCCAGTTACAGTATTGAAACTCAAATACGAATTTAATTTAGATCCATCAAGTATTAACAAATTTAAATTTGGATATACTTTACCATAAGTAGTGATTGTTGTTCCTATACCCGATTCGTGAACACCATCTTCTATACTACCACTAACAAGGTCATAACTTGTAAATGGTGCCTCTACACAGAATTGTGAATCATCGGAATCGCCTGAATTATCTATCAATCGTAGAATTTTTGGATTTGATCCAGAGACCATAACATTACTACCTGTGTGGAAATTATTTGGTATATCACTACCACTTAATTCTGCAAGATTAATTTCAAAATTACCAGGATCAATTCTGTGACTCAAACCATCCCTATTAAAGTTTATCACGTAAATATCGTTTGGAGTATTTTGAGTTCCACCATTGTAAAACTTAAATGTATTTTCAGGTGGTTCTAAACATAACAATTTATTTTGACCATA